GCCTACAACCTCAGCGATCATCTTAGTGTACATGTTCATGTCAGTCTCCATTGCTTATATTCTTACAGTACGATATAATCAGAATAATGTACACAACTATTTTAGGTCACAAAGTGGACCTATCAACCGATCATCTCTTGCATAGCCTCGTGTGACTGTATGCACACGTCCTGAATAAGACGCTCGACTGTCTTGCCCTGACACTTCAGCTCACGCTCTACGAAGTCTTGGAACAGCTCAGCAATCTCCTCGACCGCATAGTCCTCATATCCCTCGAGGTTGTCCAGCATGCTCTGCGTGTAGTCAGAGATCTTGAAGGTTAAGGCTACCGAGAATGTATTGCTCATCGTGTGTCTCCGTGTGTGTTTGCTTTAGCTTATATTCTTACAGTACGATGATTTGTGGCTTATGTACACAAAAAAGATGCGCCTGACACGAACTTTTTTAGGTCCATTGTGGACGCTTTTGCGAAGCCTTACCTCGCGTTTGTTTAGTTTAATGCGGTTTTAATTAGGTCCATATTAGGACCTATTTTGGTCTATTGATCATCGTCCTCGTTGATATACGGTGGCTCTGAGGCTACCTGTCCACTAGGTTCAGGATCTGTGTCGATGACGATGCTGCCGAAGTGCAGCTTTCCCTTTTCTTTGTATACCTGAAAGCTTTCTGTAAACTCGAAGACTCTGGCCATTGGTGAGTTATACCTTGTGCCTTCATCCCAACTCATGATGCCTATCGTTCCGCTGTCTACGTAATAGACATTTTGGTTGTTGTCCTCGTAGGCACCGTCACCGTATTTTGTGTTGAGAATGACGAACGAGTGGTCTGTTCCCTCGTATGAGCTGTGAACTTTGCCACTCATTCCTTTAGTGGAGATCATCTGGTCCCACACGTCCTCGTCGCGGTAGCATAGGTCGCCGATCAGGTATCGGCCTGCTGGTAGTGTTATCATCTGTGATCCTATTAGGAGTTGGCTAGTATCTCGGCTGCACGATCGTAGCCGAGTATGTCTGACAGGTCGTCTAGTATGCCGTCCCACGAGAAGTAACCGTCACCGCAGTGACTCTTGTCTACGATATTGGCTACCAACACAGCGTTGAGCTGCTGGTCCTTGTCGTTAGAGAGTATAGATCTCGTGAGGGAGAGGACGTGCTCTAAGTCGTACATTCGTTCATCCATTCGGTTAGCTTATATTCTTACAGTACGATAAGAATGGGATAATGTACATAAAAAAATGCGCTGGTGTGCAAAAAAAATTAGGTCCAGTTGTGGACCTATTCTCAGTGACTCCAGCGCGTCTTGTTTGGATTGACGTACGTCATGTGAGCCGTGTCGTTCATCGATGCCAGCTTACGGTACGTGTTGATCTCATTGACTAGACTCTCGAACACCGGCCAGTCATATGTCTTATAGTTATCGATAGCATTCTTGATCTTGTCATTTGCCGAGTCCTGTGCAACCTTCAGTATATAGTCGTGCGGCTGCTCAGGTATACAGGCACAGAAATACTCGTAAGCCGCCTTAAACAACAGGTCGGCTAGCTTCACCGAGTCCTTCGGCGCGTCCTTCAACTCTAAGATCTTATGAGTCTTTGTCATCGAATGAATATATCCTTCACTGTGTCCACAAACTGGTCTTTCTGCTTCACGAATACCTGTGGTTCCTCATGGTCAACGGCTATAATAATCACAAACTGGGGGACAGGTATACCATACATCTCCTCCACCATCATAGCATACACGGTCGACTGAAGAAAGTAGTTGATGATCCACTCTTCACGTTTTGGCTTAAGAGATGTCTTGAAGTCGATGATCGAGTTGACACCGTCATACTCTGCTATCAGGTCGGAAGTTCCTGCTGCCTTAAGCGTCGGTGAGTACATCATGTGCTCTATACCATATATCTTGCCTATATGCTGGTCAAGAACTGGCCGAATACCATTGAATGTCAGTATATTTGACGGCATTGCCCTGCGTGCGAAGTCCTCGTGGTTGTTCAGGTAGTTCTCGCACAACTCGTGAACCGCAGTCCCTCTGTTAGCTGCCTGAGTCGTGATCTTGCTAGCCTGCTCCTCACCGACACGAGCTCTCCACGCGTCTAGGTGCTCCTTGCCCATGTGGTCGCCGATGATAGTGGTGACCGACTGATAGGTGCCGGTCGGACACTCGTAGTACCGCTTGTCGTGCAGTGTCATTCTGGTGACCGACATGGCTGACAGCGGCTCGTGCTCGAATACTCTTCTCATTCTATAATCCTATCACATAATAAAACTAATGTACACAACTAATTTGGTCTCTTAAACGGTATTACGTTATCGACGTATTCTCTCAATACGAACTTCTGCTCCTTGTGTCCGGCAGGCATCGGTGTACCCAACATCTGCCATATCTCTGACTCCATCACGACCGATCGGCCAGATTGTAACTGCTGCATCAGGTAGTCTTGTATGAATGCTGCCAACCACTCGGCATACGCTTCATTCTCATCCATCATGCAACTATCCCCAACCGATCCTTGGCTATAATATACTCCTTGACCATGCTGGATCGAACGATGTCGTTCTCATCGAACTCCACGAACTCGAAGCTCTTCATCTTGTTGATGATCTTCATGAAGTCCTTCAGTCCCTCTCGGTCGGCATACCTTGTAAAGTCTGACTGCCTGAAGTCACCACAGAATAGTATCTTACAGTTCTTGCCCACTCTGGTGATCACCGAGTCTAACTCGTGAATAGTAAGATTAGCGATCTCATCCACAACCACGATACAGTCGTTAAGAGTAATCCCCCTAATAAATGAGGTAGATATGAAGTCGACAAAACCCTTCTGCTTAAGGTACTCATAAGCGTCTGAGCGGCCAAACAACTCTGTGAATATAGACTGATAAGGTGCCTCATATACCTTGGTCTTCTCCTTGTTATTACCTGGTAGAAATCCCATATCTCTGGTCGGCACGACCGACCTAACAATAACCAACTTCTTAAACCTGTCAGAACCGTCGATGATCTCTCTCATCGCCATATAGCATGATATGAAGGACTTACCTGTTCCCGCTATACCATGCAGCATCATGTTCTTACCGTCCTCGTATGACTCGAACGCACGCTGCTGGTTCTTAGTCATCGGCTCGATATACTTGAGCCTGAAATTTAACTTGACTATGTTCTCTTCCGGCTTAATCCCCTGCTGTCTTGCTACTCTTCTTTGTTTTCTCGTTAGACGCTCGGTTGTATCCATAGGTATTCTTCTTATTGGTTAGTGTTAAAATGTGTTTACTGTCGAGCGCTTAAAGCCTCGTGAGTTCTCCCTTTTAATTCGCTTTAATACATCACGAAATCCTGCATCAGGCTTGGTCGCTATGCCTGACACAATTGCTGGCGCAGAGACCTGCTGCTGAACCTGCGGGTTCTCTGCCAAATACTTCTCTAAGTCCGAGTAGCTCATAAACATCTCAAACTCCTCTTTAGTCTTAGTGTTCATCAGATTGTAAGTGGGCATGCCTCAAGCCTTTCTGGTCTAATAGGTCGAGAAGCTCTAACTCCTCGAGGTAGTCATAGTCCATCGGGTCAAGTCCTTGATCCTCTTCCTCTATAAGGTTGTCGATATTCTTAGTTCGTAGTAAATACTCTACGCGCTTCTCTTTGCGACTTTCCTTATTGCTCTTCGTAACGCCGTAACCGTCCATGTACTCACGGTCCGCATAGCGGTCGTTATGCTTGCTGTGCTTCGACTTGCCCATCTGACTTTTTTGGCTCCTCTCCTAGTATACCTGGGAATGCTTCTGCTACGATGTCTGCCGTGATCCCCTTGTACGGCAATTTCTTCTCCTTGATGGCACACAGCAACAGAGCGTCGGCTGGTGTCACCGCCTCAAGCAACTCGATGAACATAGCCTCGCGCTGTGTCTGTGACCTTACAGGCTGACCGTTCTTTACAAAATACACGAGTCTACGCGCCTCTTTGTGAAGCATGTTCTCTTGGTCTTGCAGCTCGTTAGCTTTAAATGGTGGTTGACCCGGCGGCAATAACCACTCTAGATTAGGATGGAATGCACCCTGTAATACTGTCTTTAGTGAGAAGAAGTCATTAGCCTTCAGTGCCTCGACCTTCTCTTTACGTGACTTTAGCTTAGAGACCTTCTC